GAGCGACTGGGCTGTCACTCCCATAAGGTCGGCAATGTCCTTTTGCGTTTTGCCTACTTCCATAAGCTTCGCTTTCAATTCTTGACCAGTCATAAGGCGATTACTTTACTTTTATTGTTAAAATGTTATAAAGAATAAGGCGAACACTTGATTAATCAAGAAAAAGCCTTATCTTTGCACCCGTAAACGTACAACGACTAACGGAATACGTTGCAAAAATAAGGAAAAATCGAGTAAGTAACAAATTAAAAACGAGGAAAATGGAAGAAAAATCAAAATCGGAGCTTATGTACTTCCTTGAGGTGCATTGCAAGCCGAGCAACAAGTTGGGGTGTGCCGTGGGTGACGTGGTGAAAAGAAATCTACACCATGTCATTGTTGAGGATTACGTTTTGCCGGATGTGATAAAATGGATAAAGGGTATTATCAACGCAAAGCGTGCGGAATTTCCACGGTGTAACGGTGGGAGACTTGATATTCTTGAATATGCAGAAGTGTATCATGCGCACCCATGCAAGCGCGGGAGCATACAATTCTACGCAAAGGACAATGCCGACTCTGCGGACGTGACGGTTGGCTTCACACCTTGCGAGAAAATATGGTTTTGACGGAGCCGCTGCTGAGCGGCGGCCTACGGAACGGAACGGGAGACGGCACCCTGAAGGGCACCGCACGGAACGGGAACGAACAGTAGTGGAAGAAACAAATTAAAAACGTGGAAAAATGATTTTCGGCAGAAAGAAAGTTTATCAGGTGGTGATTCAAAATTGCTGTGACGGGAGCATCTGCTACTGCATGAGATTCTACTCTTCGAAGAAGAACGCCATGAAGGCGATTGACGTTGACCTCGCCGTGCCAATGCTGGGAACAAGGGTGAGAAAAGCGGATGATGACCTTTGGATGGAGGTGAGCCTGCCAAACACTAGTTATGACGAGACGGCCTACCTCTATAAAGGAACGGAATACGTTGGCAACGAGAACAAGGCGTTCAACTGGCTGATTGTGGAACACGAGGTGGATCCGGTGTTTTTCTGCCATCCGGGGAGGTGAACGGAACGGGGCGCCGCTCAGCAGCGGCCTACGGAACGGAAGAATACAATGACGAGGCAAAAAAATTAAGGAAAGGAAACGAACATGGAGATTTTGACATTGGCGCAGAAGCGCAAGAAGAAACGTGACGAGGTGGCGATGAAGCTGTATGAGCAGTTGAGACGCGAGAACCCGGAGGCCAGCCGCAGTGCGGTGGAGCGGACGATTGCCCGCGAGATGGCAGAGAGAGGGTACGACCTGACGACGAGGATGGGCGTAGCGTACACAACGTGCTGGCAAGAATGATGCTCCAGGCGAGCAAGAAGGACTGAAAGGAGGCGCGCTATGATGGAGAAGATTATGATCAAGATGGACGCTGTCACGCGTGTCGCTCTTGTGCGCACCGTGCGTGAGGCTATGACGGAGACGCTGGAGACGACGCGTGAGGAATGGGTGACGGGTGACGAGCTGTGCAAGCGGTGCTCGATGATCACGAAGAGCTGGCTGAAGCAGTGGGGCTACCTGGTGCCGCGGGAGCGCATCGAGGTGACGGACAAGGACGGCGGCGTGACGGCTACGCGCTGGGGCTACCCGCTGCACAAGATACTGAGGCTGGTGATGAACCATGAGCTGAGGTACCTGGAGGACCGTGGCCGGGAAGGACAGATTAAGGACTAAGAAAGGACAGGCTTATGGCAAGGAGACAATCAATGCACGGCTATGAGCTGGAGCTGAAACGGCTCATCAAGGCGCGCACGGGCAAGGATTCGGAGCCGTGGCTGCTGCCTCAGATCAGGAGCACGGCAAAGAATGAGGTGCTGCTGGACAAGATCTCCGAGGAGCTGATGGAGGAGCGGTCGCTTATCTCCGTCGTCACGGGGAGCCAGCGCCAGATGAAAAACGAGGTGAACCCGCTGATCCCCTACTTCGACCGTCTGAACAGGACGCTGATGATGCAGTTTGAGGCTCTTGGGCTGAACTACAACACTACTCCGAGCAAGGTGAGCGAGAGCGCCAAGCCCGGCGGCGAGGAGGAGGACATGCTTGCAAAAACACTGGAACTCTGAGGAGACTCTTGCCGCTGCACAGCAGCGGCCTACGGAACGGAGCCGGGAACGGGGGACAAGAAAACATAAACCAAATATAACTTATAAGACGACAAACTATGGAAATAACAGGAAGGATTTTTGACGCGCTGCCTGTGGTCACGGGCAACGGACAGAACGGTGAGTGGAAAAAGCAGGGCTTCGTGCTCCAGACTACAGGTACGAACCCGCAGTATTTCTACTTCGAGGTNNNGGCGACTATACGGTATGGTTCGACGTGCGGGCGCATGAGTATAACGGCCGCTGGTACAACCAGGTGATGGTGAAGGACGTAAGGAAGGCGACCAACGGGTAAGGAGGCGTATCGTGGAAGACAGGACAAGACAACCGGCGGGCGCGCAGCTTCCTGACCCTGACGCTGTGAGGACGGAGCGTGACGCGCGCTATTATGAGAGCTTCGTCTTCGATGCCAGCGTGGACTATCCCGACTCGATGTTCCTCTTCATGTTCAAGGGCGTGAAGTTCTCTCCTCTGGGCGGCATTCAGGCCATCACGGGCCAGAAGAAGAACGGCAAGACCTTCTTTCTGGAGATGCTTGTGGCGGCAGCCTTGGAGCCTGACGCCGAGAACGTGAGGTCGCGGCTGCGGGGTCTGGAGCTGAACCCCGATGCCGTGAGGGCGAAAGGCCATCCGCTGACGGTGATGTATATCGACACGGAGCAGGAGCCCATCAACACGTCGAGGCTTACCAAGGGCGTGAACTGGCTGACGGGCTATCCCGCCCTGAGCAACCATCCGCGGCTGCACGTGCTTCGTCTGCGCAACATGCCGAGGGGGTGCGACGTGCCTACGGAGCGCATCAACGTGATAGACTACTGGGTGGCGCGCTGGAACCCGGACGTGATTGTCCTGGACGGTCTGCGCGACGTGGTGCACGACTTCAACGACAACGCCGAGAGTACCGCCATCATCAACCGCCTGATGGGTCTGGCAGAGGAGCGTAACGTGTGTATCTGGAACGCGCTGCACTACAACCCACGTCCGGGCGCCGACGACATGAGCAAGATGCGCGGCCATTTGGGGACGGAGCTTGGCAACAAGGTGACCGACACCTTTGTGAGCTCGAAGACGAAGGACGCACAGACGGGCATCGTGACCTTCAAGGCTAAACAGACCGATGCACGAAGCAAGGACGTGCCCGACATTCCCTACGAGGTGACCACTGAGACGGACGGCGACATGGAGATAGCGGTGCCGCGGATCATTGACGACGACCCGCTGACGGGCGACGACCCTGCACCTGCCACTCCGAAGAAAGGCGGTGAGCTGACCATCGACGACATTGCCAACGTGCTGTATGGGTCGGTCGGGAAGTTTGAGTGGCCAAACAGCAAGAATAATATTAAGCAGTTATTCATAGGCTATGGTCAGGCGCAGCGTCAGCGGTATGTCGAGCAGGCCATTGACGGGCATATTCTGATCGTGGACAAGAACGGCAAGAGTGTTGGCGGCCATCATCCCTACAAGCTGAACCCTAAACTCAGCCCTTATAGTGAAGATGATGATGTGTAAAGATATTTTTATTCTAAGATCAGTTGGACTCTACCCTACCTCTATATCCCCTACAGTCCAACCTTTGGCAGTCCAAGTGATTTGTCAAAAATCTTCTCTTAGGCACTACGTGTATTGCCCCGCGCTGAGGGGAAGGCGCGGGGGCAGACATGCCCGCAGCTGCCGGGCGGTTGGCTGGCGGCCCTCGCGCGCGCACTATCTGCCTATTACAGACTAACATTTCCGGGCGATTGGCCCTGATGGGGCTGACGCCGCATAAAGAAGGAGACGAAACGATGAGGATAAACAACCTGACATTGCAGAGGATCAAGGAGGCCGCAAGTATCGTGGACGTGATAGGCGACTTCTACGACCTGAAGAAGAAGGGCACGACGTACCAGTGCCTCTGTCCGTTCCACAACGACCGACACTTGGGCAGCTTTGTGGTGAGCCCCAGGCGGAACACTTACACGTGCTTTGCCTGCGGAGCCCATGGCGATGCGATAGAGTTTCTGATGAGACATGAGCGCCTGACGTTCTTCGAGGCCGTGGCATGGCTCGGCAAGAAATACGGCATTGACGTGGAGGGCGGTGAGCGGTTCGCGCCGAAGCCTGCACGACCGAGGCAGCAGGTGGCTGCACTGCCGACGCTGACGCTTGACCTGAGGATGGTGACGGCACGGATGGACACAAGAGACGACACGCTGTGCAACTGGATAAGGGCTTTGCCGTGGAACGATGAGCAGCGGGCAAGGGTGGAGAAGGTGCTGAGAGGGTATGGTGTAGGGCATGCCAGGAAGGGACGTGGCTATACCATCTTTTGGCAGATTGACGATATGGGCAACGTAAGGACGGGGAAGTTCATGCTGTACAGGCCGGACGGCCACCGTGACAAGGAGACACCGTACAACTTCACTTGGGCGCACAGTGTGTTGGAAAAGGCCGGGAAGATAGACCTTAGCAAGGCAGACATGCATACGACGCTGTTTGGCATGCACCTTCTGAACTTCCATCCCACTGCTGCCGTGAACATCGTTGAGAGCGAGAAGACGGCACTGTTGGCAAGCATCATGTGGGGGCATCCCGAGAAATGGATATGGATGGCCAGTGGCGGACTGTCGATGCTCAGTGCCTCGAAGCTCAAGCCGATCATCGACCAGGGAAGGCAGATATACATCTACCCCGACAAAGACGGGGTGACGGCATGGAAACAGCAGGCGATGGTGATAGGCTACAAGGGGCTGCACGTAGATACCCGGTATCTCGACGGCTACTGGCGTGACAAGGACGGGCAGAAGGCGGACATCGGCGACATCATCGTGAACAGCCTGAGCGAGCCGAGAACCAACAGCGGGCAGGTGGCAACCATGCCAACACCGGCCTTTAAGAGCAAGAAAGAATTAGCAGCCGAAGCCCTTGTGGATCTGTGCAAGCGGAACCCGTGGGTGGAGGTGTTGAAGAATAAGTTTAATTTAGAACCTGTATCAATAGAACAATGCAACAGACCGAAAAGTACAAAGTGATTAACACAAAGCTGTCACCGCAAGCCTACGACAAATTCTACAGACTGGCCGGCAAACTGAAGATGAAGCCGTATGAGATGCTTCAGATGTGCGTCGATACGCTTATCCGATACATGGATGACCGTTACAACCTTACACCTGAAATGGAAAAGCTGATGGCGGTGTTTGAGGATATGAACGGGTGGAGACAGGCCTTCAACTTAGCCGACCCATACGCCAAGCCACAGATAGATGAATCGACCTACTATCTGAGTAGCAGCGGTAAGAAGGGCACGAGGGCCGTGCATGTGGAGCGACCGTTCTTTGGCAACTTCAAGCAGACCAGCAATGTGCCACAGATATTCGACCGCACGATAGAACTGTTAGTGCCTAACCTCTACCGACGGCTGAGGATGCTTTGCGTGGAGATGGACTGCGGCTCAGTACTGGAACTGTTGCAGACGATGGTGGATGCACAGACCATCAGAGACCTCAACCATGAGGAGATACGCAAGCAGTTTGAGGACTGCAACAGGGCAGACAACAACAAACCTTTGGCCTATGGAGAAAGGACCAAGCGCGTGAAGCATTACGATACTGAGACCATGCCGAAGATAAACTTCGACCCATACAATGACCCAATAGGATATTGACCATGCACGGAAAGGAATACATAAGACTGATGAACTCAAAGGAATGGAGACAACTGCGCGCTGCCAAGCTATCGAAAGACCCTTACTGTGAAGAGTGCCTGAAGCGTGGCGTACACAGGTTTGCCTCTGTGGTACACCACCGCATAGAGGTGGAGAGCGGACTGACACCAGCCGACTGCAAGAGACTGGCTTTCGACATGAACAACTTAGAGAGTGTATGCCCTCAGTGCCATCGGGAGATACATAAGAACCGCAAGACATGGGGCAAGGACAACCACCTGAGACGTGAGCAGGAGAGACTCAGCCAATGGAAGGTCAGACTCACCGGCGGCACCGATGAAAAGCCACCATAAGAGCGAGACCCCCGGGGCCGTTTTTTATTTCGATGCCTGAATGCCTCCAAATCACTCAGCCCTTGTTAGAATTGAGAGGGGAAATTTTGGAAAAGTGGCTTTTGAACGGCACGGGGCGGGCGGTCCGAGGAGCAGGGGCACGGGGGCGAGTGGAGAAACGCACGGAGCGAGGTTTGCCCCACTTGGAGAAAGAAAAATCGGAGAGGGAGCTTCAGAGGGTGGGCCGGGGAAAAATCGGAGAGGGAGCTTCAGAGGGTGGGCCGGGGAAAAATCAGAGAGGGTACTTCTGGGGGGGACCGGGGATACCAGCGCAAAAGGGCGCTGCCACGAAGGGAGTGCATGATATTCATATAAGCTGATTTTTGGCTTTACTCATATAAGCTGATTTTCAACTATTCGAAAAATTAAGATAGTTATGCCAAAGAGAAATTTTGTGATGACGAAGTTGCCGGTGATGAAGCCGGACTGCTGCGCGGAATGCCCATTGATTGGGAAGATTCCGCAGGAGAGAAGAGAATATGGGAGCTACGAGACGCTGATATGCCTGGGCACGATGGACGCAATGACACAAAGACAGAGCAACATCCGTGCGAGCAAGCGTGACTCGAAGCACCCTCTGCACCGTTACTGCGATACTCGCTGGGAGGCGTGGCAGGAGCTTAGCGGGCGTGAGTTTCCGATAGCGATGGAGGTCTACAACACGTTCCGTATGCCTTTCGAGCTTCAGATGCAGCCGATGATCCGCTTCCATAAGCGTGGACGGCCGAGGAAGGAGACAGCCTCACAGCAGCGGCCTACGGAACGGGAAGGCGGAGCCACTGCACAGCAGCGGCCTACGGAACGGGAAGACGGAGCCGCTGCACAGCAGCAGCCTACAGGACGGAGCGGAGACGGCGCCCTGGAAGGGCACCGAACAGAACCGAGAAATGAACATTAAAGCAAACGAAAAATGATATACGGGTATTTAAGGGTGTCGTCCGATGAGCAGGACGTAAACTCCCAGCGACAGGGCGTCGAGACTTTCTGCAAGGAACACTCGTGGCAAATCGACAAATATATCACGGACGAGGGTGTAAGCGGAGGCAAGGATCCTGATAAGCGTAATCTTGGACCTCTACTGAAGCAGGTTTCAAAAGGTGACAAAATTGTCTGCTCGGAGATTTCAAGGCTTGGACGTGACCTTTACATGGTGATGGATATTCTGCACTTCTGCATGGAGCGTGAATGTGTCATCTATACCGTTAAGGACAAGTTTGTTCTTGGCGACGACATAAGTTCCAAGGTGCTGGCTTTCGCCTTTGGCTTGTCTGCCGAAATCGAGAGACAGATGATACGCCAGCGTACACGTGAAGGCTTGCGCCTGAGGATGAAGATGGGCGTACTCCTCGGACGCCCTATCGGACGGGCAAACAGCGATGAAGCCCAGAAGTATGGTGCATGGAAAGACAAGCTCAAGCAGATGGTTGAGTGGCAGATGGGTCCCCGACAGATAGCGAGGGTAATAGGATGCGACAGAAACACTGTAAGCCGTCTTGTGCAGAGATGGGGCTACGCTAAGGATTGGGATTACAAATCCGATTGGGCCAAACATGACAGCGAAAGGCGCGCGGGGAAAAAGAAACCTACTTATAAGGAAGGCGACTATTCCATCGTGCCGCTCGACCGGGAGAAAACCATCTCTCTGATTAATGCTGACCTGACACTTCCTCAGATTGCGGAGGAGATGCCTAACTTTACTTATGAGCAGGTCTATGATACCATCCTCTGCGATGCTGAGTTCAATGATTTGTACAGAAAACACGGACAACTAAAGGTAAAGAAATGCAGACATTAAAAGAGTTATGGAACGCCACCTGTCTGTCGGCCGGCATCTCGGCCATCAGTACCGACACGGCTGCAAGGATAATGGCAGTCACGTATGCACATGGGAACAACGAAGCGTTTGTCTGTAATCGCAATTTCGTTGCAGACCTCGACTATATATGCAAGCGATTTCATATTCACGGAGCCGGGACACCGGACGCTGATTTTGCTGAATTGCTTCACAAGTATGTCAGCGAACTGGAGACTTTCGAGAAAGCGCATGAAGGCGAGGGCTCACAGGGTGGTGCGCTTTTCAAACCGCACGTGCCGCAATGGGCGGTTGAACTATTCAAAGATAGATACAATATCAAATTGATTAACTGACAGAAGATTTGGAATGTCAGCGGTTACCAGTGGTGGCAGGAAGAGAACTATTGAGGGAATAACTCCTTTTAGGAGGTACTTGGCGAGGTATGGGCTATCCGTTCCTGGATACGGGCAATTTTATTATAAACTTTAGAAAAAGAGACAAGAAGATGGTATTTCCAAATGTTTTACAACTTTTTTTTACTGACGACAAGGACGGGCACGAACTGGCTCACGGTTATTACCTTAACGCGGCGTGGGTCGCTGATCTCTGCGACCGGTATGGTGCCCTCCTGGTTGGAGAGTGTATTCACAGGGCTTTAGAGAGTAAACGCAAGGCGTGCATCAAGCGGTACGGGAGCGAATGGGGGAAGGCGGCCGTGAAGCCTAAGAAGCCGGGCTGCAAGCGCCGGAAGGAGAAAGAATAGGTAAGACTTTTAGCGGTTTCGGCCGATATAAAAAAGGCTTATGGCTGATTATAACGACAAAGATAATATCTATCTGAGAAAGCAGATGGCAGCGCATGAGCTTCGCTCTCTGCTTTTTGGGGAATGGGTGCAGCCGCACAGCAGCGGCCTACGGAACGGGAAGGCGGAGCCACTGCACAGCAGCGGCCTACGGTACCGAGCACTGACTTGGACTAAGAGGCGGGGCAGACGGAAGAGAGAAGGGGGACAAAACTATAAAGAGATAGTCAACGATAAATATTAAATATTAAGACCAAACATTATGAAAAAAGAGCAGAAACAAGGAACGGCACTGGCACAGGAGGAGCAGAAGGAGGTCCGGAAGGAGGCTCTGGAGCAGAAGGAGACCCAGAAGGGCGTATGGATATGCGGTGTTGAAGGACGTGGTGAGGATGTGGTGAAGTTGCTGGAGAAGCGCGGTGGCCGTGCTCACAGTATTACGGCAAGACAAAAACTATGCGTTTTTGCCTCAGACCCCAAAAACATACTGTGTATTGGCCCTGTTACTGGTTATATTATCTATTGCCCATACACGAGTGACAGTGGAGCTATTTTGCGCTCTGCCTTTCGTGAGATAACACTTCCGGAGCGTTTGGAGGCTGGGGATATACTGGTACATAAAGACATGCCGGATGTTTTTGCGGTTTTCCTGTCCTTCCTGGAAGAGTCCTATCATCTTCTTTTCCGTTCGGCTCTCTATTTTTCCGCACGTGGTGGAATTTTAAAAAAACGTCTTCCTTTGCGTATGTGTGAATACCGTAAGGCCACGCGTTCTGAGAGAGAGAATTTTCAAAAGCTTCTGCACGCAAGAGGCTTGGAATGGGACATCCTTAGCGGGAAACTGGTGGCATATAAACGGGAACCTTTGGTCTCTGAGTCATATTACTATATTGACGCATTGGGGAAAGTCGGCTGTAGTGAGTACGATAAGTATGGGTTATATGCTGAAGAAGTTTTGCTCTCCGGCAACTATTTCCAGACGCGTGAGTTGGCGGAGGAGAAGGCACGCGAGGTGAGGAAGCTGCTGCGTGGCGAGGCAACAATTATCGAAAATCTTTAGCTTTCTTGATTTCTAAGATAATTCCGCTCAGAAGTACTTGTCCGGGTATGCGCTATCGTTCCCGGCCTGCTTTCTGGATGTATGTCAATACGGGCAAATTTTGAAAAAAAAATAAAAACTAAAAGAAGTTATGAAAATGTCGAATGTTTTGAAGTTTTTCTCTCAAGAGTCACGTGACCGCCGTGAATATGCCGCGGACACCAAACGTCTGGCACTCCTTCGCACGTTGTCTAAGAAGGCTGTAAACGTGAGCTATGAGGACAATGGAATCTGGATAACGCTCGAGGGCGTTCCGATGTTCCGCGTGACGAATGAGAGCGACCTGAACTCTCGTACGATAGCCATCGGGCAGGTGGATCTTTTTGTGAAGGAGCTGCGCGATAACTGGGTGATGAAGCATAAGAATGACAGACTGGAGGGCCGTGTATGAAATCATCAGAGAATCTTCAAGTGAAAAGAGCACCTGCCAACGATGGCAAGAAGACGTTGAGCCGCCATGAGGCGGCTGTGCTGATGGGTGTCAGTGATCAGTGCATGAGCAACTACATAGCCTTAGGGATTGTGACCGGTTACAAGAGCAAGAGCGGGCGCATATATATCGTCAAAGACAGTGTGGATCGTTGGCTGACAGACTTTAAGCCATTCTCCGACCGTCTGTCTCTTGCCCGTGATTACCGTGTGCGTGCGGATCATGAGCTCCGTGCGTCTCGTTCTTTGTATGCTTCGGCGCACCAGGGGTGCTCCGTTCTGCGCCTTCTGTCAGATGTAGACGGCCGTGATCTGTTGCAGGCTGTTGTCCATGGTATGGGGCACCGTCACCTTTCCGCTACTCAGGAGCGTACCATCGTATCATTTTTAGAAAATTGGGACGCGGCACGCGTGATGGGAGAGTATGATGTGACTCGTATGGGTTTCCGTATGCGTGTGAAGAAAATAATCCGGATCTTGTCCGGTTTGCCGAGCTACTCGGCTCTTGAGGATAAGATAGATGCTCTCCAAAAGCAGGTGGACGCTCTGGTGGTTTATAATGATGAATTGGAGTCTTGCGTGAAGGATTTGCGTGCAAAGCTGCATATCAAGGAGCGGCTGGAATCAAGAGGCGATGACTATGACGTTGAAGACGCAAAGATGTGGGATTTGCTTCAGACTCCTGTCGAGGACCTTGGCCTTGGCAGGCGTGAACTCTCGCGACTTATATGGGCCGGCGCCACGAATCTGGCGGGTATCGTAAGCTTCAAGAAAACCGATTTGTTGGAGATTCAGGGATTTGGTCGCACCTCCTTGATCCGTGTGTCAGAGTGTTTGGAGCGTTTTCACTTGGATTTTGGTATGGATGTAAGCCGCTACCGCACCGCTTATATGAAGATGATGCGTGCAGCAGGCTCGGAGGATCCGGGGTAATCTTTTTGAAGGGTAACGTGTTAAAAGAAAAGGCACGCTGATGAAAAGAGAAGAAAGTATGTATGCGAAGAAACGCGGGGCGTGGCAAGAGCTGCGCTCCGCGCTTTATTATATGGGCGCCGCTGCTGAGCAGCGGCCTACGGAACCCAGTCTTGAGGGCGGCGCGGCTGAGCCGCGGCCTATGGGGCACAGCCTTGAGGAGCGGCCGGTGATGGAGGAGCTCTGGGGTATTGATGAACGGCTGGGAATCTATTTTGAGGAACTTGGCAGTGATAAGTGGGACGATGGCCAGGACTGCAACACGCGGCATAACTACTATGAGATCTGCGGGGGTCTTCGCTTTCTCCGGTATCTGCGGGAATACGAGATAGACGTGGAGAAGGTGCGCAAGGTGATCAGACTGCGTGAGGGCAGATGGAAGAAAGGGGCAGACGGAATCTGGCGTCATGTGAGCGGCGGCATCCCTCAACCGAGCAGTAAGGGCAAGGCCTTTTATCGTTGGGAGCCTTTTCAGGTGTTTATCCTTACTTCAGTGTTTGGTTTTTACTGTTGGGTGGACACCGGTACGAAGGCAGGCGAACGAGAACTGACGGATACGGAGAAGGTGATGGACGAGCGGATCTATGACCGTCGCCGTCTGTGCACGAACTACACGCTTTATGCACCGCGAAAGGTGGACAAGACGGGTATGAGCGCTTATATCCAGTTGGTGTTTTTCCTGATGGAAGACTATAACTCGGAGATATATTGCTGCGCTAACAGTGCAGACCAGAGTAAGACGCTGTTTACAAGGACACGTGGCATGGTGGACTACCTGAATCACCCTCACCGTTTCCATGTTACGGCGACGATTGTGGACTGGGAGTCGAAGTACCGTGATAAACACAATTCGATGATAGTTCCTCTGACGGCCGGCGGCAAGACGAAGGATGGTCTCCAGGCTCAGCTGTGCTGCGCTGACGAGTACGGGAGCGCGGCCTGGGTGAAGGATCACTCGGATATGAAGAGCCTTGTGGACGTTATCGAGTCGTCGATGGGTCCGAGAAGAGAACCTCTAACGTTTATCACGACGACGGCGGGAAACATCACTGACGGTCCGTTTGTGCAAATATTGAATGGGCTACACCGGGTGCTGAGCGAGGAAGGGGACGGGCGCCGCGGCGGAGCCGCGGCCTACGGAACCCAGCGGCAGGAGGGCGCCGCTGCACAGCAGCGGCCTACCGAACCCAGCGACGGACAGCGGACGGAGGGACAGCTGACGGACGGGCGGCTGCTGCGTCCAGAGGACCGAACGATGGGGCTGCTGTTAGAGCCGGACGCTTGGGAACGTGATGAGGAGGCGCTGCTGTCAAGCAAGTCGGTGAGGAGGAAGATAAACCCTATGCTTGGAAAGATCGTACAGGAGAGCTTCTATGATGAGGGCGCGGCCAAGGTGAGGCGTGAACCGTCGTATATCACGGAGTATGTGCCTAAATACATGAACGTGTACCGCTCAGGCAGCGTGAAGGAATGGATCAGCCCGGAGCTGGTGAGGAGATGGCAGACGGAGTTCCGCATTGATGACTGCACGCGTGATAAGGGGTGGATCATCTTTACGGGCATGGACTTTTCTTTAGGTGATGATCTTCATGCTGTGAGCTATCTGTGCTTTAACGTGCGTGACCGTACGTTCTTTGCGGATATGGACAGTTGGATGAGCTCCAAAGCACTTGAAGCATCACCCCTACGGGATGTTTTCCATTCGTGGGTGTCTGCCGGGTGGCTGCATGTGTCTCCTGGCGCGACGCTTGATCCTCTGCTTCCCGTTGGTCGTATCGCGGCGTTGAACGGTACGGGGCGGTATGACTTCATCACTTTCCACTATGATCCGTTCAAGAGCAAGCAGCCGATAAACGCGCTTTGTGAGTATTTCTACAATGACGCAGCCCAGAAGGGTTTGCGTGTAGACCCTAATCAGTATGTGCTTCCCTGCCGTCAGAACTATGCGACCTTCAATCCTTTGGTGAATGAGCTGGACTTCATGGTGAAGAATGACCCGGCCATGATCCGGTTCTCGATGAATCCGATGTGGCCCTGGCAGGCGGGTAATATGGTGCTGGACACGAGCACGGACGGCATGGAGAATCATAAGCCCGTGAAGCGTGGTGGCAAGGGTACGGGAAGCCGTGAGAACAAGATCGACAACTGGATTTGCCTGTTGGAGGGTCTTGCGGGTTTCGACCGGTTCCAGGGCAAGGAGCATGAGGGTTAGACAAAGGAAGGGCGGCGCCTTGTAAGGCGCCGAACGTGACGGAGCAATGCCGTGACGGAGGAGGAGTGGTAGTTTCCATATTGGAAATAACCACTCAAGTGACGGAGGATGGCGACACCAGGCCGGGAACTGGCAATGATGAAAACTAAATATGGAAGACGATGAAAATAAAAGGCAGTTTTAAGGATCTTGCAGACGCTCACAGCTATTTTGTGAGCATCAGCAACAGCGATGCCCATGGCACAGAGAGCTATGAGGTGGATAATGAGGGCGGCGACGGTACCCATGTATGGTGGGGAGACAAGCCTGTCGTAATAGAGACGAAGAGCGAGAACTGGGAGGATGTCTTTGTGAACAGCAAGGCGACCGTGAACCTTGTTACCGACGGCCTGCTTTCCGGTCTTTACGCAAGCGCGGTAACGGACACTACTGTGGAGATTCGCTGTGACGACGGTTTGCTTTTCAAAGGCTATGTAGAGCCTCGCGCCTATACTCAAGAGTTTAGCGATGAGACCAATGGCGTGACGCTGAACTGTGTTGACGGGCTGACGGCCATGCAGTATTATCCCTTCCGTAATGTCCGCACACACGGCGATTATCTCAAGGCTATGGAGTCATCGAAGATGTCGAGTATGCAGTCATTGCTTCTGGAATGCCTGTCGAGCAGTTGCAGTGGTATTCCGGTTTATTACGATCAGAGCAAGAAGTATGTCGGCGCGTCTGTCATCTTTGACGCATTGTATGTGAACGAGAGCATATACCTGGGCAGCGATTACGATAACGTTAAGAGCTGCTATTCCGTTGTTGAGGATCTTCTGAGATATTTGGGGCTTCATATTTTAGAGGCGTGCGGCGGGATTTATATCTTCAGTCGTGAGAGTTTAGGAAGGACGATTGACTGGGATCAGATCGGCGGCTTGCAGTCAGACACAGGAGCGACGTGGCAGTGGGACGGTGGTGCGCTGAGCAATGACCACTTGGGCGGTACGGATGGCAGCATTGACATTGGCGAGGTGTTTAACCAAGTGGCCCTTACCATCAGCCCGACAAAGAGCTCAACGGTGTTGCAGAGTCCGTTGGAGAGCAGCGGTACGGTACCTGTATCAGGCGGTCGTGTGAAATATATCACGGAGTATGCTGCGGATGGTGACGGCACTCACGCGGCGAAGGCCTTTTGGAACCTTGTCAAGGACGGCACGGATGATAAATATGACGGCAATAAGGTGTGGAAAGACTGGTTTGTGCGTCCGATGCGTAATCTATACTGGAAGATGGGTCATGGCAGCGGCCCGGAGTCATCTGTTACGGACGTTGCAGGATCTGTCCAGCCTGGCCCGAAATGTGCAGAGTCTCTTGTCGATACCCTACGCAGCGGCGCGAATGCCCTGTTGGTGAGCAGCGGAACCGTCGACCATAAGCCCGGCACGGGTGACACCAGCAAGCAAGCCACAGTCAGCATGTCGACGGAGCTTGTGATCAGCGTAAACGGCAACGGTGACGACAACTCCCCCTACCCCACTGACGATAGTATCAATGGCTCTATGCCGTTAGCGAGCTATGTCAACGGTGATGCCTCTGCCATCTACAGTCCAAGTGATCCCGGGCAAAAGAACTACCTTGTATTTTCCGGCAGTTTGTTGCTGTGTCCTCTGATGACGACTGCCTTTGATGTGGAGAAGATTAGGAAATACGATGACGGTCTTCAGTTCTATAAGCGTTATATTCCGGACAATTATGGCGGTGGGGCACTTAGTACGGCGGGTATCCTTTGTGTTCCGAGCCGAGACAATGGTGACGGCCGCTATTTAGCTTTTGAGTGGTGGCAGAACGATTTGAGCCAAGGGTCGGCGCATAAGGGTTGGATACCATATACCGACGACGGTCCCCAGGAATATGAGTACAAGACGAGCGACGGGAAAGACACCATGGACAAGTTTGACGTGCTGTGGTGTATGCTGAGGATCGGCGATAAGGTACTTGTTGAGGATAAGTCAAAGAGCGGTGGCCTGGACGCTTTTTCTTGGGTGTCTTACAAGACACTGAGCGATTGCGGTAATGATGTCGACGAATATCTGAAACAGACGTTTACCATCGGCGTAAACCCAAAGATTGGTGATAAGATGATCGGCCAGGAGTTTCAGATAGGCACCAACTTTGACTATACGATGAATATCAGCGCCGATGAAGGCATGGCAATACCTTTGCCTTATGAGTCCCGTCTTCATGGTGATTTGAAGTTGGAGATACTTGGCGTTGACAATAGTCCTTGGGAACATTATCACAAGGTGCGCCATGCGACGATGTTCCGGCATTCGAAATGGAGCAGTGACACGATTCCTCTGATGGCTCATGTGAGCGATGTTGTGATCCGTAACTTCTCTGTGAAGTTTTACAGTGACGGCGAGAACAGCGACGAAGACACGGATATTGTTTATCTAAGCCGTGCTGACAGTCTGTACAGCAACAAGAAGGAGATAACTGGCAGTGCGATTCATAGCGGTTTTACGAGTGCGGAGGTGAACGCGTATAATCTGAATGACAAGATCTTGAGGAGTACCGTGTGCGATGGCTCTGGCCAAGCCGTTCTGAGCGTAGAGGACAGCGTGCGTGGCGAGAGCGGGAAACCGGAGAAGCTTTACGTCGATGAGTTGTGGCAGCGTTTGCATGTTCCGCGTGTGACGCTGAGCCAGACGGCGTGTCCGGCTTTGGTGAGCCCGTGGGAGAGTTATAGTGTCGGTGCAGTCGGCAAGACTCTGCATGTTCTGTCTTGGAAGAGCAACCTTGCTGATGGCACCTGCAAGGTGACTCTTACGGAATGAAAAGCTCCGCGTGGGTATGGTAAGCCCCCGCGGAGCTTTTGCTTGAATATAAGAAAAAGTAAACACTTATGGGATTGATAGATATTGATATTATCAAAAGGAAAAGAGGACAGAGCACAGACGCAGCCTCGGGTGGCGTTTCCTCCGGTATCAGTACGGAATATGCTCAGGAGTCTGGGCATAGTGCTACTTCAGACCGTTCGGACCGTTCCTCTGTAGCCGATGAAGCAACGCACGCGCAAAGCGCCAAGGAGCTTGACAGCAATTCTTCGGTGTGGTCAAAGCTCCGCAGTCTGCTTTTGGGTCTTGAGGATAAATACCTGTGTAAAGACCAGGATGACGCTACACCTTACAAGCTGTCCATGGGAGAGGCTGCTGTTACCGGCAAGGCTACTATGGGCAGTGCTGAGGTTGCCGGTAGTGCCGCCCTTAAAGACGGAGTGAGCATTGGGCCAAATGGTACCTACTCCATCACTAAGGAGGGCATTGCCACCTTGGCAGGCGCCGTTGCTGACTATCTCAAGAGCTCCGAGTTCTCCCAAGGTACGGGTGTGGGCTTTGACGGCACGGGATATGGGATCACAAGGGACGCTGCCGGGAAATACACGCTCGAAATAGACAACCTCGTGGCGAGGATGAAGATGATCGTGGCGGAGCTGGAGGTGCATGAGATGACGTTTATCGGGGGCACCGTGGTGATGAGCAGCTGCGGCAACCGCATGGCGCGAGTGGAGGCACTCGACGGAGATGGCAGCTGCATAGCAGCTGCTTACGGAACCCAGCCCACGCTCGTAATAACGGAGGGAAAGGTGGCGGAGCGCTTCCGCTGCTACTTCCTTGCATCGGACGGGGACAGACAGATTAAGAATGAGTGGACAGTGGGTCAGCTGGCTCGGTGCAAGACCAACAACATCGCCAAGCCGGGCGACTACTCCAACTATGAGAACCGGGAATACTGGCGGCTCGTGGTGGGCGTGAGCGAGGCACCCGTTACCATCGAGGGCAAGAGCTACCATTATGTCGACCTCTCTAACTCCACTTCCAAGGACATTACGCTCACTGACAAGAGCGGTACCACCCGCCACGTCACCCTCGGCGGAGTATGCCCCACCATGACCTCCCTGCCTTATGCAGGTGATAACGTCATCGGAATCGGCCATTGTTGGGACGATACGCGAAAGAATGTGGCAATTCTCTCAGTGGACTCGCTCGGATGGAAATTGTACAAGGGCATCGACCACTACGACCTGCCGGAGGGCAACATCGTCAATCAGTTCAGTATCGACAAGACTATCGTCACGACTGACCATTTCATCCTGCGTCCTTATGCCGATCCTGCTGAGACACAGACCGTAGCAGTGGTGCGTGGCCCATACGACGACAATGCGTGGTACGGCCACAACGACCTTACTGCCTTAGACGGCCAGACGTGGATAGCGTCTGGGGTTCCAATTGGCAAGACTATCAAGGGTGAGAAGCCATCAGCAACGTCACCTTACTGGAGCCTTGCAGCGGCAAAAGGCATCCAAGGTGAGAAAGGAGAAAAAGGTGATAAGGGAGACAAAGGCGACCAAGGTATCCAAGGCTTACAAGGCGAGAAGGGCGACCAAGGCATTCAAGGGCCAAAGGGCGACACGGGTGCAACGGGTGCGACTGGACCGCAAGGGCCGCAAGGCGAGAAAGGCGCAACGGGTGCAACTGGTCCACAAGGACCGCAAGGCGAGAAGGGCGCAACGGGTGCAACTGGTCCACAAGGACCGCAAGGCGAGAAGGGTGGCAAGGGTGACGGCTTTGAGATTGCCTTCCTGCTCAACGACGTGAAGGTTGAGGTGATGAACTTCGACACTATCAAATCGCTCACCGATGGCGTGACCTTTGCTGCCAGACTCACCAATAATGGTGTTGACTATAATGCCGCACGTGCGACGCTCACCTGCTACGACGCTGGGGGCAGCGTGTTGGGCTCTCCCATCGACGTGACGGACACCAGTGCCATTGTCGCAGATGGCGGTAATCTGTATCTGAGCAAGGACTGCAAGAACATAACTGCTCAGTTCTACGGCGAGAATAATGTACTCTTGAAGGGGAAGAGCGTGGCGGTGCTGAGAGACACGCAGATGTATGCTTTGAAGCAGCTCAACACCACGCGTGCTACGGTGAAGCCCTCAAACAGCACCACGAGTGCCACCTTTACCCTTGACGCCGAGCTGCACTTCCAGGTTGTGAAGAACACAGGCGGAAACACCGAGAACCCGGTCATTATCTCCATCAAGGCTACGGCAGGCGGTGAGACGTTCTCCAACTCAGCGGTCAACAATACCGAGGCCACGCTGACGTGCAAGGGGACGACGCCCTACGATGCCAACAACCGCCCGCCATCGACCATGCAGGTAGAGGTCGTCTGTGAGGGCAAGACACTGTTTGCCACCGTGCCCGTGACAATGGAGGCAGGTGTGGCGATAGACATCAACAAAAATCTCGCTACGATAACACAGACTGCTGCTGATAAAAACAGTGTCTCGACCTTGCAACAGCAGGCTGCCGGCTTCAGTCTGAAGGTGGCATCGCTGAACAGCGTGTTGCATGTGGTGTCGTACCAAGCAGACCAAAGCAATAACAATGCATCAAAATACGTATCTAAAGCAACGCTTACACCATACGGCGGAGCTGTCAGAGAACTTTATACTACACTAAGCCGAGGCTTTACTTACTTCTTCGTAGACGCTGACGGCAATATCAACACTCCCGTTACTCATGATGTGTATGAAACGCCGTCTCTCTGTGACACGATGGCGGCAGAGCTTAACGGTAAGCGTGGCACATCGGGGGTACTTGTTATCTTCAGCTATGACGCCATATCGATGACGCAGAAGCTGCTCGACGAGCTCGAATGGTGGGGGCTCGACGGCAGCGTGATAGGCACACGGATACAATCGCGAACAGCTTTCGCCTTTATCGGCGAGCCGAACCTTGGCCGTGGCCGTGGTTGGTGGAGTGTGGCGAGTGGCCGCACCGGCATTAGCGACGTAAAAGCCAGCATCAACTATGGCCATGTCGTGGCACAATACACCGGAGCAGACGCGGCACAGAGAAACTCCTTCCTTGCTACCGGCATCGACATTGACAAAAAGACGGTGACGATGACCGGACAGCAGTTTCTTTGGCAGAATAACAGCGGCGTGAAGGTTGCCTACATGGATAACAACGGCAATGCTGTTTTTAGTGGTACCGTCTATGCGTCGAATGGTAGCTTCACGGGTACGGTGACGGGCGCAACGATCGTCGGCTCAACTATCCAGTCGTTGGACGGCACGTATAAGACAATTATCCGAGGCGGCAGAATTGAGACGAACAACATTGACGCAAAGGGCGGAAATATTGGCGCATGGACGATAAAAGACGGAGGGCTCACTACGGTATACGGCAGCAAAGCCTGTATTGAAATGCGTGACTCAAAGAGTTCTTTCAGGCTGGACAGCGACAATACGACCAATGGGGGGAGCCTGCTGGATATATATAATTCCAGTGGTAGGGTCATATCAATAGTCAGCGAAGACAGCGACGAAGCGGCACTCTATATTAGAAGCAACGCCAGCAACAGAAACTTGGCGATTAGTACGTTCGGCAATAACAGTTTCTTGGCTCGTGTCGGTGAAGCCACAACGATCAGCCGATTCGCCTACGCATGTGTCAGGACAGGAGATGTGAACGTGGATTTTGACGATCTTTTTGTGTCAAAAGAGACAAGCGGGAATAAATTTCCGGGGAATATGATTGTCACGACCAACGAGACAACTGACCAGACGGTGAAGCTTCCCGCGAACCCGGCATTGGGTGTGCATCTTCTCGTTATACAGGGAACTAACAGGTGGGTATATTTCAACGGGAACGGGCATGAATTCATAAGAGGGAGAGAACATAGCTCAACCGCAAATAGTAAAGCTGAAGGCCAATGGAATTATTTTATTTGGGACGGAAGCTATTGGAGATGTATCTTTTTGAATTCTGGAAAGATGTGGTAATCCACCACGCTACGGAAGAGCCGTGGCATACCGGACGGCTGACACACAGAAACAAATATTATAACTTTTTAAAAATATACAAATTATGGGTAAAATTACAATTCTGAGCAAGAGCTCAAACAACAGTTACAGCTATGTGGACAGCGATGACGCAAAGCTGGCAGTGAACGGCAACTTCGAGATGAATGAGCAGGAGAAGAAGGTGCTCTCCGCCAACGGCAATATCATGTACGACGGCATTGCGATAGCTAACTTCTCTACGTCGATGTACAACGGGGTGCTCCAGTATCAGCTCTATGGCGCTACGGCGGAGAACACCGAAAAGGCTTTTACGGCTCTCAGCGGCGTGCAGGAGCAGTTGAAGGAGCAGGTGGCTACTTCTACTCCTGTCTCTGCCTCCTCAGCGCAGGAGGCGGCAGCTGGGACAGCATCGGAGGAAGAGAAGTAACGGCAAAAAGGCATGGGTAGGCTGAGCCGCGGCATAGCAGCGGCCTACCGAACCCAGCCTTAGATTTCACTTAAAAGGAAAATTATGAATGGGATAAAGACGGCAATTACCACAGACTGGCAATTATATCCAGACCCTCTCTTGCTCAAAAACTACGATGGCTTTAATGGATTTGCCCCCACTGATGAGAAGACTCCTAACGGACACAACTGTGTTAAGATAGTTGGCAGAGATATGATTTTCGACTATTTCATGATGAAGGTGTATGCAAGTCATAAGTATAGGTTTGAGTTTGTCGAAAAGTGTCTGCAAGGCTCGCTTCAGGTAGGTGGAGGCTTTTGGGGAGGAACAGGATATCCTTGGGAACTGACTACGTATGATCAACGTTTTGTCTTGATAAAAGAACTTGGTAACGGATGGGGTGTATATCGGAAAGAAGCATATCCAAGAGAAGACTGCAATGCGAAGTTGTACTTTCAGCTTCAACAAACTTATGAAGACAACGGAAATAACACACATTGGCTTATCGGGGACATTCGTGTCTGCGACCTGACTGCCACGGGGGGGGCAATAGTTAGTATTCTCCTCATCATGCTCGCCACCACACTGAGAAAGGAGGTGGCAGCATGAAAGGTATAAAGACAGAGGTGAAGACCAACTGGAAGAACCTTGCGCATGGAAACACACGCGGGCCGTTCCGCATTGACAAGGGTGAATATTGCACAATAACTGGCTTGAAAAAGGGTGATAGCGTCTGTATCTCTTATCGTGTTGAATGGAAGGGGCTTAACAGAAACGGGCACTATAGAAGAGATATATTTCAGTTCTTTGACACATATGATTTTAATTGGCTTGGTTTTGACGGTCAAGAAACATCCGGGGAAAAAGATGTCCGGGTAAGTTTTAAATTGGGCAACCATTATGGAACAGACGACCCCGTGACAGAGAATGACGTATGCGGCTTCTATATGCACGGCTCAGATTGGGGTTTAACGGTAGCGCCTGACGGCTATGTGAAGATTTCCAACTTCATGGTGAGTAAAGGCGAGTTTCTGCCTTATGTCGACAGCGACGAGCTGAAAGCAGAGGGGGGGGCAATAAATAAAGCTCGCATTGTTGCCCTCGTTCTTAGCGAAGAAAGGAGGGCAGCATGAAAGGGGTAAAAGTAACTTTGGTCACTAAGCCAAGAGAAAATCTATTAAGAAAAAAAGTAGATTTTACATTTGGTGGTAGAGCTTTAGGCTATCATCGAAACCTTGTCTTTAGTTATGATGGCTACGGCATGGAAGTCGGCAAGAAATATACTGTTTCCTTCTATGTAGATGCGGACAATGTACAAATTATGCCGGCAGATGAAATCACGCAACATAGTGGATGGGGAGAGGAATACGCAGCTTATTTTGAGCAAGGTTCCTCAGAAGGGGACTGGAAGGCTGATTTTAGAATGCCTAATATTCCATGGGGAACATATACTCACAAGAGGCTATCACAAACAGTAAAGTTCGTAGGAACAGGAAAAGCTCCTTATTATTTCTATTATCGCTGGGACAACTGGGCGAGCGGGAAAATACACATCTACGACGTAAAAATAGAAGAGGGGGACTATGCTACGGACTACGAGGAATGACAGGCCGCTGCTTAACAGCGGCATACTGAACGGAACAAAACAATTAAAAAAAATACAAAGCAATGATAACAAAAATTAGCGACGAAGGAATTACATTCATCAAGGACTTCGAGGGCATTAAGCTCAAGGCTTACAGAGACGTGAAGGGGGTGCTGACTATCGGCATCGGCCACACAAGAGATGTAAAGGCAGGACAGACGTGCACGGTGGCAGAGGCCTACAAATGGATGCGCGAGGATCTCGCACCGGTGGAGCGGTATGTCGCAAAGATGATGCCGAGCGTGAGGCAATGGCAGATGGATGCGCTGTGCTCCTTTGGCTATAATGTCGGGTTGGGGAACCTGCAAAAAAGCACACTCCTGCGGCTGTGTCTTCACGGTGCTCCGGCCGCACAAATAGAGAAGGAGTTTCTGAAGTGGAACCATGCGGGCGGCAAGGTCGTGGACGGACTGACCAAACGGCGGAAGGCAGAAGCGAGGCTGTATATCAAGGGACTATACGCATAATCAGAAGGGAGGCGACGGAATGATGAAGATCGGATACAAGATGATGATGGGTGTGTGCGGTGCAAGTTCGATTGTGACGACAAACTATATCGGGGACGGCATCAACACCATGCTCCCGTGGCTGGTGGCTCTTACGGCCGTGGTGGTTGCGGATCTTGCGGCAGGATGCCGAAAGAGCATCAAGCTCGGAGTCCACGTAAGCATCTCCACGGCAGCACGGGAGACGATGGGGAAGTTGGTGGTCTATTGGTCGTTCGTGCTGATGGTGGCGAGCATAGAGGTGGCTACGGGACATAAGTACAATATCGCGATGTGGGGTTGCCTGCTGATCTGTGCCTTCGAGGGCATCAGTATCGTCGGGAATATTTTGAAGCCTTGGGGCATCGACATCAGCCTTGCGAGCGTGCTGCGGATGTTGCTGCAAAGGGGCGCGGGACTGAACGAGGAGCAGGCCGAGGAGGTGGCAAGAGAGGAAAGCGTCAACACAATTAAAGACAGGGAGGAAAAGAAATGGAACAGAAGGAAGAGCAAATGAAACGTACATGAAGGCTTTTCGCCAAAGGGAATGAAAATTTTCGTATCTTTGCCACAGATACAGTAACTTCAACCCTTTACAACTATGGCGAA